ACGCGAACTGTCTCCGCATGACGTGCGCGAAGTTCCTCATCGGTTTCCACGAATCTACCAGTGTCACCTGCCACAAGGTTATAGACTTCTGTCCAACCCAGCACGGACGAGTCGATCGCATTCAGCGCACCAGCGGGCAGCACATACGCGCCCATGTCGAGCGCAGTAAAAGTAACTGGCGTGCCAAGCTTGGTGATGGTCAATTTGCTATCAACTGTGACCGTAAAATCACTGTACTGATCCGCAGCGCGAATTCTCAAAACACCTTGAGAGGATGTGGCAAGGAATACCAGCGGGTCGAACAGCGCGGCAAGCCCGGCGGCAATCTCGGCGGCTGTAGCGTCTGCGTCAGCGGTATAAACCACACTGGTTCCACCCGCGATCACTTGGTAGTTCGCAAGGTTTGTGACGGTCGTTACCGTGATCTCGACATCGCCCGCGCTCGTGTTGCTGATCGTCGTTGCAGCCGTTGTGACATATTGCCGATTGTCCAGCGCACGCGCCAGCGCCCCTGCCGGGATTACCGTCGCCTGTGTACCGTAGCACATTGCGATCACGGTAGTAGGTGTGGCACCCAGGCGCTCAAGGCCTACAAGCGAAACAGCGCCGTCCAGCGACGTCCCCTCTGCCGTTGCAGGGTACATCGCGTCATAAGTGTTCTGGAGTGCTTCCCATGCGTCGTCCAGTGCAGCGGAAAAGATACCAATGATCTGTCCTGCCACAGCGTCCGGGCTGGTGTTGATCGGGCCGAGCGCGTCAGTAAAACGCTGATCGTAATCAGCTTTGATTTCGTTGAGACGTGGGCGGTCAAACCCTTGTTCAGTCAAGCTCATGCGGTCACCTCAACAATTCCGTAGGCTGTGTCAGCCGTAAAAGACACGTTCAGCTTCCGCGCCGCGTTGTCAAATTTGTAAGAGAACTCAACAATCTGTCGCACTCCCTCCACTTCCATGATGCTCTTGCGAATAGCAGCAACAGCACCGGAGAGAGTTAATTGCTTGCCCAAGATAGACGGGAGGTACGGCGTACCGAATTCGGTATCCAGGAACCATTCGCCCGTCCACAATTTTAGCTTGATCAGAATTTGCTGGCGCACTTGCTCGGCCAAATCCACCAGCACAATATCCAGATTGCTGGTTTTTATGTCATGGGAGTTGTCAAGTGCAATATCTAGCATATTGATATGATACCACTATCGAAATTATTGTGGCGCACCTGTATTCCCGCCGCCAGTCTGGACGCCGCCATGCGTATGTGTATGCAGGACAATCCCATTTGAGGATAGAGTGCCACCGCTTTGTGTAATTGTCCCAGTGATATTCGTCCCCGCGCCGCCGCCAGTCCCGGTCATGCCATCTTTATAGGTGAGCAGGCCATCGGTCGTCAGCGTGCCGGTGTTGTGCGTGCTAGGCGTTTTAATTGTCGTCCCGCCGGGTGCGTTAATCATTAATTCTCCGCCTTCCGTCAATCGAATATAAGCTGGGCCAAAATACATCGTCATATCGGCGTTATTTATGCTATCTGATTTTCCTGCGGTTCCGATGTTGCACATAATCGCATATGCGTCTTGCAGGTCAAACATGCGCCGGTCATCGCTCCCATCAACCGCCTGTTGCGAAAAAACTAGCAAACACGAATCGCCTTTTTTTACTGGCCCTTTAATTCCAGCCATGCCACCGGAAAACGAAGGCCAGCAAATTCGTACATTCGGGATAATCGGATAATCCAGCGCATCACCGTCAGCGAACCGCTTCTTGCCTGTCGGCGATACTCTGGCTATGCCATTTTCATACGATACAATCGTCGCAGGCAGGCAGGTATTGACGTCAAGTAGCTGGGATTGAATAAGCCCCAGCAGTGCATCGACGGGATTATTAGAAGACTCAGCCATTAGACAAACCTCAGAGTTATATCAGTATGCCACTCGTTCCCATGCGTATCGCCGATGTGAGTTAATTCTTCAACGCGGAAGAACTCCCCAGCGATACCAGCGGATTTAATCTGCACATAACCTCCCGGCTCAACCGTAGGCTGCAACAGGGTTTTTACCTTGTAGCCGAGCACCTGAAGCATCTCTTGGATTTTGCCATCCTTGTCGCGCTCAGTGGTTTTTCTGACGCCAGGCTGATTTGAGGTAATACCCTCTTTCGCGGCAGCCTTCTCCGTCATTGTTTTCGACTCCTGAGCAGGTGAGCCGATCAAGCCTGTGTCCGGTGATAACACAAGCGCTTTTTGCTTTAATACCCCGCCCTTTTTTATAATTTGAATTTCACGGTTCTGAATAGACCACTCAAGCCCCATGTGGTTGCACGCTTTATCCATAGCATCACGCACTCGGCCAACGAATGCGAAGCCTGCCGTGTATTGCTTGTCGGATACGCCATCGGGCAACGGGCGCACAGGCAGGCCAAACTTGGCGCTGATTGCCTTGATCGCTTGTAGTGTTGTAGCGCCCTTGGCAAGAGATATTGATACCTTCGCATCGCGGAATTCCATGAACCCATCTTGCATCTCGATTTCAGTAATCCAATCCGGGCCTTCCCGAACGGTAAGACTGCGAATCACGTCACCTGCAAAGATAGTGACCGCGCCGATGTCCTCGCTATAACCAGCCTTGAGGATAAGCACGTTTCCAATGACCTCAATGAGCTTGCGTGTATCCGGTGCAGCGTTCCACACCTTCACGGTGCATTTATTCGGGGACTTAGTTGAGCCCTTTTGAATTGAGAACGAGAAGCGTAGCCCCGTCAATTCCTTGCCGGTGCCACCTTCCTTACCAATGACGAGCGATGCTGTTCGGTTAAAGAGCATGACTTATTGATCCCAAAGCGTGTCACCGCCGTCCCAACCTGTGAAACCAGAATCCCAGATTGTTCCGAGCAATGGTGCAGCGACTTGTTCCTGGACTTGCTGTGCAGTGACCACAGCATCAGGCTCGATATAAAACAGGTTGAAGTTCGTAGCGAGGTCGCTATATCCGGGACGATCCGCGTTCCCCTTCTCCTGCACAAAGAACAGCGAGCCAAAGGGTAAGCGCAAATCCTGGAAGCGTCGCGTCAGCGGGAAGTTCTTCACCATCTTGATATTCACAAGAATCGGCGTCTGGTCTGCTTCGCTTACGCTCAGTGAGAAGTAACCGAACCGCTCATTCCACAGCACGCGCAGAATGTAAGGGTTCCCATCCAGCTCCACATAGACCAGTTGATCGGAGGTTTCCGCCAGCAGCGGGATCTTTAGAAATGTCGCCATTACCCTGCCATCCTTGCTAATGTGCTCGAAGGTTTCTTGACTTCGGCGGGCTGCTTCTTACCCGCGTCCTTCTGCGGTTCGCTTTTCTTGCCCACAGCAGCGTCGGATTTCTTGTCCTTCTTTGCACTGATACCGTCCGGGACATCCACGGTCTGCGTCGCCACCTTACGGATATGAACAAACTCCGCAGTGAATTCAATTGCTTCACCAGTTGCAGCAGAACGCGGAATGTTGAGGTTCGTGAGCACCATGTCGGGATAGAGACGGTACTTCGTATAGACCGTGACCAGCTCCCGCGCCTTAATCATATCACGCAACAGGTCAAACACAGGCTGAGTCAAACTCTCTGCCCATGGCGTATTGTTTGCACCGCGAAAGCTCTCACTCGCCACCAATGGCGTCTCGGATACGAACCCGCGGATTTTCAGCTTGTCGGGCTGTTCGATAATGTGGTCAGTGACTGGCGAACCTTCCTCAACGGGATTCATCGTTGCGTCAGCTTGCCATTCATGGGACTCATCCAGCACAGCATCGAGCTCAATGTTCCCGAGCGAGTTTCCAAAGGTAGTCTGGAACCATTGCCCTCCGAAGTAAATCCCGATCATTGTGGTTCCTCGTTACGGTGCATAGACTGCCAGGTCGCGGGCCAGCTTGTCGTCGCTTTGCTTGCTGAACGATTGCTGGGCTGCTTTTTGCAGATATGCGGTTTGTTCTGCGGACGTACCCTGCGGCACTGTGACATTCACCGTCGTGTTGCTGCTGATGCTGGGCTTTGCTGCACCCATAGCAGACGGCGCAAGCTGTGCGGGAGCCACGCTCGGTGCAAGGGTATTGGCTGCACCCATTGCGCCGCCTGTGCCCGGCGCTGCACCTTCCCCTGCCCCTAGGAAACTCTTTGTGGCCTGCCATGCGCCGGAAGCCTTGTCACCAATACCAGTGACCACACTCTTCGCGGCATTCCATGCGTCGGTAATGGCATTCACAATCGGGTCGAAGATTGCTTTGTAGATCATCTGCGCCCATTGGGGCAGGATGCTCATTAGCGTCTGCGTGTAACCCTGCAACCCGTCCATGAACAATTGCGGGTCAAGCGTGAAGACACCGACAATCATCTTTCCAATGTTCTCGAAGATACTGGTGACGAATGCTGCAACGGTATTGAACACGCTCATGAACGTATCCACGATGAACGTACCGATTGCGGACGCCACAGCGGTGAAGGACTGCCAGAAGTAACCAGCCCATTCAACTACCGTGTCCCACAGCTGACCGCCTATTCCCTTGAACCCCTCTACGATAAGATTCCAGTCAAAGGTGAAAACCCCGACAAGGATGGCAGCAATACCGCCAATCAACCGCCCAAGCCACTTAACTGCATCAGCAACCATTTCAATGGCGCCCATGACGTAAGGACGCCATTCTTCCCAAGGGCCGATCAACTTGCCTGTAAGCGAATCACCGCCCTGGATCCAAACATACAAGTCTTCCAGCGCGAGAGCCACGAGGCTGATGACTGCAATGATCTTGAGGAATGGGAGCATCGCAAGCAAGCTGGCCGCACGGAACGCGGACAGGATTGCAAGCGCCTTGGCTCCGAGCGCAACACCGATAGCGATACCGACGAAGCGCATCATGTTTTCGAACCCACCAAAGGCCGTCACAAGATTATTCACACCAGTTTCGATCTTGTCGAATGCCGCAAGGATAATGTTCGCCAGCTTGGTAATAAACAGCGATTCGCGGTTCATTCGGTCGATCATGACGGCGAACCGATTGCTGACGATAGTCATGGCTCTTCCAACCGTCATAGGCATCTGCTTGAATTTTTCAGCGAAGTAACCAGACATTTTGCGGGTGGCTTCAATCACCTCTTTCGCGGTGAGCTTTCCTTCGGACGCCATTTTCTTGAGCCGCTCGCGAGGGATTTTCATCGTCTCAGATAACTTGTCGAGATACTGCGGAGCGGCTTCCGACATTGACCTAAATTCATCGCCCTGCAACACACCGGAGGCCAGCGCTTGAGAGAATTGAAGCATCGCAGATGAAGCCTCTTGAGCGCTTGCGCCGCCTACAACAAGGGCTTGCGATATGGTGTCGGTAATTCCCAGGAGGTCTTCTTGGGTCGTAATGTAGCCTTTTGCCGCGTTCCCTATCCTGTTATATAAAGTCGAATAGGCTTGCAGCTTCATGCCTGAAGCGCTGGCACGTTTCGCAACCTCATCAAACGCATCACCTGCGTCGCCCATGGTTTGTGGGAGCATTCCAATTCTTGTGCGGATGCTCTGCATTTCATCCGCGATTGAAACGATATTTTTTATCGTAGCGAAGCTGGCAATTGAGATGGCGATATTCCGGAACGCAGCCGCAGCTTGCTCGGCGCGAGCTTTAACCCGCTCCGTCGCTTTTTCGGCGTTATTTAACTGAGTCTGGTTGAGCGAGAATCCCAGCCGTGTGATAAGTTCGCGGACTATCAATTATTCACCTATTCGCTTTCGCGGATTCGTATTGTGCTGCCTCAATGTCGGACTGCATATCCATTAATGCGTTCAACGCCTGTAAATCCTCCACCGTGGCCGTTCCGTCTTTCACCTCACTGAGCGTTACTTTTCCCGCAAGGATAGGACGCCATATCCATAACTCCGCAGATAGCTCATCGTCCAGCTTGCCTGGTACGGCTACGCCTTCTTCGCGCCTTCTGTCAGACTTCCAAAGCGCTCCGCCAGTGAACCGAAAAAAGGGCCGAACTGATACCTCGCTACTTCAAAGATCAGCTGGTACAAATCGAACAGATTTTCCGTGGTGAAGCACTGGTCTATGTCTGTGCCGGATTTCACAAATTTCTTGTTCTCCGCGCTGAAAACCTTCGCTTCTGCGAACATAGGCAAAATAATAGTGTCCATCAGCGTCTCATCTAGATGCTCGGCAATGGCCTGTGCAGCTTCCTTCACGTCGATGTCGCCAAGCCCTTTACCCGCACCCATCAGTGAGCCCATGACGGGCACGGCAATCTTCTGGATTCGCATAAGCAGCTTGTTAGCCGCGAAGGCGTTCATCCGCGCACAAGTGAATTCGCGTGAGCCGATGATAAAAGTTTCTTGTTGCATGAATTTCTCCGATTATGACTAAGGCATAACAAAACGGGGATTTACATCCCCATCTTCAAATCAAG